TATAAATTTTAACACCTGTACTATAATAATCATTTACTTTTACCAAAAACCAACAATATGTCGTTAACTGAAATCTTCAATTCAGAAGACTTTAACAAAATGATATTTAGCCCATTCAAGGTTAAAGGATCATTAAAAAAGAAATATCCTAAAATGAAGATGTTTAGCAGTTTTCAATCTGCTGAAGATCAGATGATTGCATATGTTCTTTATATGTATGACCAAAACACTCCTATGAAGGAACAGTTTCCAGATCTTAAAATAAGAAAAGAACAAGCAGCAATATTATCAGGGTTTGATCTTGTTAAAGACAATGAGAAATTGCATGATATATTTTTCTTTCAGTCAAGCAAACTAGTAGACATGGTAGACGAGTTTTTAAGAAAACAAAATAATAGAATATGGTCAATGATTGTTTCAAATGAGCAAACATTTTTTGAATACCAAACGAAATTATTAAGTCCAGTTGAGGGCGACCGAGATAAAGACATCTTACAGGCTTTACAAATAAAGTCTAAAATAATGGATGATCTTAATACTATTAATGATAGGTTAGATTCATACTATATGAAACTGTATGGAGAGGATCAAGAATTATTAAAAGTAATCAAAGCAGACAAGAGGCTTACACCAGAATTTATTGCAAACTTATGACAGTAACTATTCAAGGAGTTGAATATACTATTCCGCCAAAAGGAAAGGTCTTTAATGTTATAACTAAAGAAACAGAAAAGCGTCCTATAATAACCAGTTCTTCAAAAAAAACAGATCAGGTTTGGATAAGAACAAACTTACCTGAAAACTATGAATATAAAAGAAAAGAAGAGTTAGTAAGGCAAGCAGAGGATAAAGACTATTTTGATGTTGAGTTAGAAAACTTTAGATCTCAGGAATGGGATAAAAGATTAAATGGTGTATGGTTTATGAATAACGGTAAGGCTGAATACATTACCGGAATGCACTATTTGTTTTTAAACTGGTGGAAAATAGATATAGGTTATCCAAGTTTTAGAAAAGTGGATCAAGAATATTTTTACTTTTTACAGTCTTGTGTAGATAACCCTGAATGTTTAGGAATGATAGAATTAACTAAACGAAGACAAGGTAAAACTGTAAGAGCCGGTGTATTTATGTTTGATCTTATATCTAGATCTAAAAATAAAAATGGCGGTATACAATCAAAAACTGCAAGCGATGCAAAAAACAATGTATTTGCAAAATCTATTGTTGGACCATTTAAAAAACTACCAGATTTCTTTAGACCGGTTTATGATCAGTCAAAAGGGGTCACCCCAACCTCAGAATTAAGATTTTATAGAACAACTAAACGTGGGAGAAAGTCTCTCGAAGATTTAGGTAAACCCGAACTCGAATCACAAATAGACTGGAAGAGTTCAGATAAATATGCATATGATGGAACAAAATTACACAGATACCTTGGTGACGAGGTTGGAAAAACTATGGAAGTGGATGTCTGGGAAAGGCACAATGTTGTTAGATTCTGTTCAGAATTGGATGGACAATATATTGGAAAATTACTTTATACAACCACTGTGGAAGAAATGGAATCAGGTGGAGAGTCTTTCAAAAAATTATGGAATGCTAGTAATCAAGAAGATAGAAATGTACATGGTAGAACTTCCAGTGGATTATTTCGATTCTTTACTCCCGCATATAAAACCCTATACTTTGACAAGTATGGGTATGCAAATGAAGAACGTGCTAAGGACTATTATTTGGCTGAACGTGCAAATCTTGTCAATGACGATCGTGCTCTTTCGAGTATTATTAGAAGGAATCCGTTTACTATTGAAGAGGCTTTTAGGATAGATGGAGAAAGGTCTTTATTTAATGCAATGAAATTAAATGATCAAATAGATCGTATTTCTTGGAATGAAAATTTATATACAAAAGGAAATTTTGAATGGGTGGGTGACAAAGAAACTGGACATGTAGAATTCAAACCTATGTCAAATGGTAGATTTAAGGTATCATATTTGTTTGAAGATTTTAAAGATGCTAATAATGTTATAAAAAGAGGTAAAAATTATTTTCCAACAAGAAAAGGAGAGTTTACTATGGGGTGTGATCCTTATGATCATGACTCTACTGTTGATCAAAGAAGATCTAACGGTGCTTTCTATGTATACAAGAAACACAACTCAATATCAAATTTTTATGACAGTTCATTTATAGTTGAATATATTTACCGACCAAGTACCGCAAGACAATTTTACGAAGATGTTTTGAAGTGCTGTCACTATTATTCTTGTGACCTTCTTTTTGAAGACAACAAGATTGGTATAAAAAATTATTTTGAAGATAGAGGTTATTCTGCCTTCTTAATGTATTTACCTGGTAGTGCTAAACCTGGGATGAGTGGATCTGTGAAGACACATCAGCAAATTGCAGAAGTAAGTGAAGACTATATAGAAACTAATGTAGAGAAAGTTTGTTTTCCAGAACTGTTAAAAGACTGGTTAGAATTTGATATAAGTAAAACAACAAAATTTGATGCGGCAATGGCAGCAGGATATACACTTATAGCAGATAAAAATATACTTCTAAAGAACTACCTCAGAAAGGGAAATTTAGTAGAGGCAAAAAATATGTTTAAAAAGTTTAAGGTAGGATGATAAAACACACAGAAAAAGCAAACTATCCAAACCATAATGTAGACCCTGCTCAGAAGGGTAAGGATTGGTGTTTGTCATACGCTAAAGCAGCGTGGTCAGATTATACACAACATGGAACTCAATCGTTTCATAATAATAGAGGTACATATCCAAAAATAAAAGACTACGCACAAGGCAATCAGTCTATAAATAAGTATAAAGGATTGTTGAATGTTGATGAAGCAGATAATGAAAGTTGGTTTGCTATTGACTGGACCGTATTACCTATAGTTCCAAAATTCAGAAGAATTGCTTTAGGTAAATTAAGTAAGTCAGAATATAATATTACAGCGACTCCTATAGATTCATTAGCACAGTCAGATATAGAAACATATTATAAGACTACAAAAGCAAAAATGGATCTTAGAAATATGGCTGCTAAATCTGCACCAGGAATAGAAGAGTTTAGTGCTTTAAAAGCCAAGCCAAACGATCCCTTAAATGATGAAGAATTAGAAATGCATATGGCTTATACATATAAGCATAATGCTTCTATTGAAATGGAACAAGGTATTGATTTGATCTTTCATACAAATGATATGGAAGAAAAGAGAAAACAAATAAATGAGTTTTTATTTGACTATGGTGTTGCGGGATATAAAGAGTTTATTGATAGTAATGGTGCTGTAAAAATTAGAGTTGTAGATCCGGCTAAATTATTAATATCTCATTGTAATAAAAGAGATTTCACTGATAAAATACACATAGGAGAAATTACAGAAATGAGTATTGCTGATTTAAAGCAAAGAGCAGGAAGTCAGTTTGATGAAAAAGAATATCAAGATATAGCAGATAGATTTTCTGGGAGACAAGGAAATTCTAAAATGTTTCCATCAAATAAGAAATTCTACAAACATTATGATGATAGAAAAGTATTAGTTTTAGATATGGAGTTTTTCTCTGTAGATGAAATGGTACATGAATATAGAACAGATAAAAGAGGCAATAAAAGGTTTGGCAGAGCAGGATATAATAGTAGTAATAAAAGAAAAAATAAATATTTAAGATCATCCTACAAGACTGTTTATAAAATTTCTTGGGTTGTAGACTCTGAATACTGTTTTAATTTTGGTTTGTGTTCTGATATGAAAAGAGTTAAGTCAAATTTGATGGATACAGATTTATCTTATCATTTGTTTTCTCCTGACTTTCATAATATGAAGCCATTAGGTATCATGGAGCAATTAATACCTATTGCAGATCAAATACAAATATCATGGTACAGATTACAGAATACAATTAATCAAGCAAGACCAAAAGGTATTATGATAGAACTGGGTGCATTAGAGGATATTCCTTTAGGTGCCGGAGGTCAACAAATGAAACCAATGGATGTTATTGACTTGTTTAATAAGACAGGTACGCTTGTTTATAGGAAAAATGATATAGGAGGTAAGCCAACTAATTATAAGCCTATAGAAGAGTTAGAAAATGGATTAGGTAGAGATGCTATGACTTATTATCAAGTTATACAAAATAACATTGAGATGATAAGACAGATTACTGGTCTTAATGAATTTACCGATGGTTCTACACCTGATGCAAGATCACTAACAACTACTGCAAAACTAGCCGCTCAAGCAACTAATAATGCATTAGCACATATTGAACAAGGCGAAAGAAGATTACTGGAAAGACTTGCATCTGCTGTTATAGTAAGATTACAGGATTCAGTAAAAAAGAAACCAATAGAAGGTTATATCAGATCTTTAGGCAAAAACACTATGGAGTTTTTTAAAATGACTCCAACTGTTTCTAAACACGAGTTTGGTGTAAAAATTGAAGATAGACCTACAGAGGAACAAAAAGCAAGACTTATGCAAATACTTCAAGCAAGTGTAGCACAAGGACAAGTTGATTTTGAAGATGCTGTATTTATTGAGCAAATAACTAATTTAAAACAGGCTCAACAAGTATTAGCATATCGTATAAAAAAGAAACGAGAAGAAGCACAGCAACAGGCTATGCAACAGCAACAGCAAAATGGACAAATTCAAATGCAATCTGCTCAATCTGCTGAACAATCTAAGCAGCAAACATTGCAAATGGAAATGCAGGCTAAAATGGAAATGGAAAAACTCAAAGCAGAACTACAATCTCAATTGCAAAAAGAGAAGTATCAGTTCGAATTAGAGTTAGCAGGCATGAGAGAGCAAGGTTCAAGCGAAAGAAGTCTAATGGACAATTTACCAACAAAAGAGGCCTTTATGGCGGGTATGCAGGAGCAACCTGAAGAAGCACCGGTACCTGGAGGAATGCCTCAACCACAATAAATAATTTAAAACAAAACACAAACAATTATGGAAGAATTCGATTTATCAGAAGTCAAGGTTATTGACGAAAATGGTGAGGCTCAATCTGTAGAAGTTCCTGTAGAAGAAACTGAAACAGAAAATCCAGAAACCGAAAAGGTGGAGGAAAATACAGAGGTAGAAAATACCTCTGAAGAGCAAACAGAAGTAAAAGATGAGCCAATAACAGAAGAAAATGAGGTTCAAGAAGAAACTACTGAAGAACTTTCAGATAGTAATTTAGATAGTAATCAGCAAGACACTGTAGAGTTATTTGATCAATTAGATAGTATATCAAAAGACTTGACAGATGGAAAAGCAGAAACATTAGAAGACTTTTTTGATGAGTATAAAAAGATGAGAGATTCATCTGGTGCTCAATTTAAAGATGACTACATTAAAAGTGCAGTCGAATATTACAATAAAACTGGATCGCTTACACCGTATTTAGAAGCAACTTCAGTTAACTATGGGGAAATGTCTGACGAACAAATCATGAGACGTGAACTAGAACAGGCGAACCCTACCCTATCTGCAAAAGCAATTGAGCGTTTGTATGGTAGAGACATAGTTAACAAGTATTCTTTAGACGAAGATAAGTATGATCAGGAAGAGGTAGAACTTGGTAAGGAACTTCTGAAAGCAGATGCGACTAAACTAAGAGATAAGTTTGTTGACGAACAAAAAAACTTTACTCAACCTGAAATTGAAAAGACTGAAGAAAATGAAACTGTAGACAATACTGCCCAAATGGAGAAATGGACAGAGACCGTTAGATCTAATGATTTTACTAAAGACGTTTTAGAAAACAAACGTATTTTAATAGATTATAACGATCAAAAGTTTTCTTATGAAGTGGAGAATCCTGAAGAGTTACAGGCTATGACAGTCGATAACAATAAGTTTTTTGCACTTTTTAAAGATGACCAAGGTCAAGTCGATTTTGATAAATGGTATAGAGTATTGGCTTATGCTTCAGACCCTGATGTTTACGATTCATCTCTTATTGGACATGGACAAGAGTTAGGACAACATAAGGTTGTTTCAGATTTGAAAAACCCTACAAAGCCTACAAAAAGTACACAACAATATAAAACACCATCTAGCCCTTTAGAAGGACTAATAGGTGCACTGAGTAGAGGTGACTCAGATGTTAAAATTATTCGTTAAATAAAATTAAAAATTAAAATATGGAAAATTCTAGTTATATAAGTTCTCTATCATTCCTACAACATTCATTTGTTCAAGGAAGAGAGATCTTATCAAGCGTCTTAGACGTACAAAACGAAGAGGAAGGATTCCTTGACGTTATGCAGGCATTAGGCAAATTAAAGCCTACTAGCCAACCAGTATACCATGCATTCGTAAATGAAGCATTGTATAAGGATAATGTAATCACTATTTCTGAAGCAGGAGCAGCAAATACAGGAAAACAAGCCGGTATTTCAACTTCAGCAAGAGGAAATGCAAGAGTTGGTGACTTAATGATGGGAGTATCAGGTAATGTATATTTACTTACTGCGATTGCTACCAATGGAGACATTGATTTTGTACCAGTAGATGGTTCAGGTGTTGCAGGTGATTATAATGCATCAGGAGACAAATTTGTTGTTTTCTCTAATGCACAAGGTGAAGGATCTGGATCTCCAGACCCAATTAAGTATGGCCTTACAAAGCAGTCTAACAGAGTGCAAATCTTTAAAAACAAATACAGAATCTCTGATGTTGCTAAAGCATCTAAGATTACTGTTGAGTATAAAGGTAAGCCTTACTTCATGTACAAAGGTACTTACGAAGCATTACAAAGATTTAGAGGTGATATCTCTAACGCTTTAATGTTTGGTGCAGGATCTGGTGACTTCTACGCAGGAGCATCCGTAGGTGATATGGCAATTGGCGGAAATGCAGTACAAACTACTAATGGTCTTAAACAAGAACTTAAGGCAGGTGGTATTTTGAACTCTGCTTCTCCTTATGGTTTTGATACAGACGTACTTACTACACTATCTAATCTTACTTCTGCTTTAAACAAAGCAAGAGCACCAAAAGATTATTGGATGTGGTTAGGAACTTCTGCTAACATTAAAATTGATAACGCTCTTAATGGTTTAACTAGTGCAGGATTAACTGGTGCTAGATTTGCTGTTGATGGTAAAAACATCGATTTAGGTGTTGACAAGTTTAGCCTATATGGAAGAACTTGGAACAAGAAGCAATTATCTATCTTAGATCACAATGAACTAGGTTCTACAGTAACTGGATCTGGTGAAATTTACCTTGTACCAACTGGACAAGTTAAAACTGCCGGAGGTGGTGGATCACAAGATTACCTACAAGTACGTTACTTAGAAGGAGATGGAAACAACTTCTCTTTCAGAGAAACTTTGACAGGTGGACTTGCTCCAACTCCAACTAGTGCTGATTCAATTCTTGACGTAAACTACCAGGCTATTATGGGTCTAGAAGTTTTAGGAAAAGAACACTGTGCACTTGTAACAGGATTCTAAGAATCTTTTATTAATTCTAAGAAGGGGGGAGTTAACCCTCCCCTCTTTTTTATAAAACTTCAACAATTATGATTAAAACAAAAGAATACAATAACGTTAAAACACCGCCTCAACTAAAAAGAAATGAGGTAAAGGTGTTCCAATATTTAAATGTGAAGCCAGATAAACAAAATCCTGGAAAGGTAGTAATGCCATCTGTTCACATGATCCCAGAAGTAGATAGAGTATACGATAAAGAAATAGATGATTATGTAGATATTGCATCTATTCAATCTTTAGGTGTTGGTGGAAAACCAGTATTTAGTACAATACAATTTACTAAACAAGAAAAAGGATTAATGGCTTTAAGAGGCAATAAAACAGGAGATAGAGAAATATTTCAATATCTTATGATGTCTAATTTCAACGCTTCTAATCCAAATAGAGACACTAGCGTTGTTCCATTATATAAATTAATGGAGCCGAAGAAAGATGCTGCTGATTCTAGAAAGCACAGAACTTTAAGAAGAGACGCTATGAATGTCGCTGCTGAACTTTCTGCTGCTGAGGTAAGAGAATTTATCGCTGCACTAAATAAAGATGAAAAAAGAGATATTTCTATTCTTAGAGATGAGTTAGAAATTATGGCTGAAAAAGATCCACAACAATTCATTACATTAAGTAAGGATAAAAATAAATCTATTCAAGCAAACTGTAAGTCTGCTATTGATAAGAAAGTGATCAGATTTGATAAGGCTACTAGTACATTTTTATGGGTTTCTACTGGAGAGACTATAGTACAGGTGCCAAGATCATCCAAATCAAGTTATTTGCAAGGGTTCACCAACTTTGTTTTGAGTAACAAAAATGGGGAATTAGTTTACGAAGAAATCGTAAAATTGCTTAAATAATTTGTTGTTGGTTTGTTTTGAAAGTCGACCAAGGGAAATTAGTACTGCGGTCGACTTTTTTTTTACTTAAAATATGAGCACATTCACAAATGGTACCGGTAGTGTATCAATAGATTTTACAATACAATTTGATCTAACCTCAACTCCAAAGTTGGTGGTTACGGATGCTTCTACCTATTCTCAGGCACAAACAGGAGTAAAGATTTATATAAAAATAACTAGACCTGATGGCATTGTAAGAAGCCCTGGCGAAGGTGAAGTTGATATTACAGGAGCCTCTGGTAGTTTGCCTGTTTTTAATTCTTACGTTTTACCGTTATCGCCTACAGATGGCCAAGTTAGTAAGGGTTCTTATAAAGTAGAATATAGTTTTACAGTTGGTGACGCTACAGTTGTTAAAAAAACTAAAACTATTTCATACGATTTTAAAAAAATACAACTTACTACTTTTCAAGATATAAATGAATATACACCTTTAGTAAAAGTAAAAGACACGACTCCTAGTTATGATGTAACAAACTACACGTTAAGTAGTATTAGCCGATTATTTAAAGGACAGAATAACGTAAGTAATTCGTCTATAACTGATCAAACAACTACAGCAAATACTAGTGTTGCCAGAGAGTTTTCTCTAGCAGATAAAGATTCTAAATTATACGATAATAAATACATTGTAGATTTGGAGGTGACCTTAAATTACACACATAAATCATTTAGTTGGTTTAGTGTAAAATCAAAAAGCATAAAAAAAGATATTGTAAAAATACATAAGGTTCCAACAAAGTTAGAGATGATAACTTTCTTTAATACATTAAGAAATTTAATAGAAACATATGATGGTTATAATAAGTCATTATTTGATAAGTATACCAAGAATTATGAATTTGTTATAACAGGGTTTGATCTTTTAGAAAGAAGATTAGATGCAGGAATAAGTGATGACGAAAACACAGATATTTTAAGAGATATATTAGGGGTTCTTAGAAACGATGTTCCAAGGGAGCATACAGGAAATGAATTAACTGCTGTGGATTTAAATGTTTTCTCTACCGGGTTTAGTGTTTCTTGGACCGCCTTACAAAACTTACCTACATACAATCCATTTGCAACATATGAAAAAACAGTTGCATCAGCATCTGCTACATGGGAGATAACTCATAGTTTAAATAAAAAGCCTTCGGTTACACTCGTTGATGAATATGATAATATTGTGTTTGGTGCTGTAGAATATGTAAATTTGAACGTTATAAAAATCACATTCAATACCCTCACAAAAGGTAAAGTATATTTAAATTAAAGCACTATGGCAATAGAATATTTACATCATATTAATCTTAGCAATAACGAGATACAAAATGTTAAGATAGATAATAAGACTACGACACAAAGAAATGCAATGACCAAAGCGGCAGGTCATGTAATCTTTAACACTACATTAAGCAAGTTTCAATTTTACGATGGATCTGCTTGGTTAAATCTTCAAGATGAATTAATTGCCTCTGAAGTAAGAGCAATGTTCTCTCATTCAGATGGAGGAGGTGATGGTAGTTTTGCCTATGACAGTTCTTCAGGCCAGTTTACATATACAGGACCAAGTGCATCAGAAGTAAGAGCACACTTTTCACAAGGCACAGGTATTTCAATTACAAATGGTCAGATTTCTACCACTATCACGCAATACACAGATGCGGACGTACAGTCTTATTTAAGTCAAGGTACAGGAGT